GTATGGATTGATGATTTCTATGGTATAGAACAGCAGAGTCGTACGAAATGGTGTTGCTCAGTACTGGCTTATCACTATCAAGGTCCATTTAAAGGTATGGTAAAGCGTTCAGTAGGCGTTTACTATCCTGATCTTGGTTGTGAATGGACTCAAGAAATGCATAAAGACTATTACGGGGATACAAGTACGGCTCGCAGTTCTACAGCTACTGGTAAAAAACGACGTGCTACAAGACGACCTAAATAATCATGTACAGCCCTAGCCCTTGGAGCTAACATGAAAGATAATGTTGTAATTTTCCCTAAAGCCAAAAAAGATGGCACTCCTCCTCAATCCTTAGAAGAGATACAGAATCATATAGGTAAGAACCGTATTAAGTATCTGCAAGCGATTGCAGGTGAGATCTCTATTGATGTCTTTATGAAATTAGAACAAGTTGGTGTTGATTATCAAGGTGATGAAAATATTAAGAAAGATTTCACCTTAATCAACGAAGCAATTAAGTCTGCGTTAGGTCGTACTCTTAACGTACAGCATCCATTGCAAGAATTTGCAGAGCATTCTATAGATACAACTAACAGTGAAATTGATTACATGTTAGGTGAACTAGAAGAGATGGATGAATAACAGTTGCCTTTTATCTAATTAGTGGTTATAATAATCATAATATAGATTAGATAAGGAACTTTATTATGATCATAATGGATCTAAACCAGGTCATGATCGCGAATCTGATGGCTCAGATTGGCAATCATACTAATATGCAACTCGAAGAAGACCTGCTTCGACATATGATTCTCAATTCAATTCGTACTATTAGAAGCAAGTTCCATAGTGAATATGGTGAACTTGTGATTGCTTGTGACGATAAGAAATACTGGAGACGCGATGTGTTTCCATATTATAAGGCTCATCGTAAGAAAGCACGAGAGGCTTCTGAACTCGATTGGAACGCTATCTTTAGCTGCCTGAATAAGGTTCGCGAAGAGCTCAAAGAATTCTTTCCATATAAGACTATTCAAGTAGATGGCGCAGAGGCTGATGATATTATTGGTACTCTATGTCACGAGTATGGATTAGAGTTAAAACCATCAGAATACGAGAAGATTCTCATTCTATCTGGTGATAAAGACTTCGTACAGCTTCAAGTATATGCTAATGTAGAGCAATATGATCCTATTCGAAAGAAATGGATTAAGCATTCGAACCCGAAAGCATATCTCAAAGAGCACATTGCACGTGGTGATAGAGGTGATGGTGTACCTAATATGCTATCAAAAGATGATTGTCTTATTGTAGGACGTCAAAAGCCTTTGCGTCGTAAGTTCTTAGATACAATGTTAGAGTCTGATACTCCTGAACTATCTGAAGAACTCTTACGTAACTATAAGCGTAATCAGCAGCTAGTAGATCTTACATTTACTCCTGATACTATACGTGAATCAGTACTAGACAAGTACCTAAATATAGAGGTAAACAAGCGTGATAAGTTGTTCGGTTACTTTGTCAATCATAAACTGAAAAACCTCATGGAAAATATAGGTGACTTCTAAATGCAAAAAGGTATTTTTGAAATCTTTGCTGAAAATGCAAAGTTGAGAGGGGCTGATAAAGCAGCACACCTCAAAGCGAATGAAAACTATGCTCTGAAGACTATTCTACAGGGCTGCTACCATCCGAACGTTAAGTTTCTCTTACCTGACACACCTCCTCCTTACTCAGAGTCTGATCCAATTGGTATCGAAACGAGAATCTATTCTCAGATACGTAAGTTTGATCTCTTTATTGAAGGTGGACGTAATGTCAATCAGACAAAACGAGAGATGATCTTTATTGAAACTCTAGAATCTATCCATCCAGAAGATGCTAAGATTCTAATTAATATGGTCGCTAAAAAAGACCCATATAAAGGTATCACAGAGAAGATTGTCAGAGAGGCTTTCCCATCATTACTCCCAGAACCAGCACCTACTAAAAAAAGTTAGTTTTTTAACAAAAAAACAGTTGCCTTTTATCTAAATCGTTCCTATAATAAGGTATGATAAAAGGAGATATATTATGACAATTTTTTTAGATATGGACGGAGTTCTCGCTGACTTCTTTGGTGGGTTAGAAAAGAGATACAATGTTAAGCATTGGAAAGCGCTTAATGAAGCAACGATTCTAGGCTTAAAGAATACAGATTTCTTTGATAGCTTAGATCCATTTCCATCTAGCGCTGCATTAGTAGCAGAAGTTATTAGTCACTCAAAAGGTGATTGGGGTATTTGCTCATCACCTCTAAGAGATGACTTCGCTAACTCGACCTTCTGGAAGAGGAAGTGGTTAACTAGAATGCAATGGTTACCTGAGATAGAGAAGTTAATCTTTACATCTCGCAAGCATAGGTATGCTGTTAACAAGCTAGATGGTAAACCTAACATCTTAATTGATGATAAACCTTCTAATATTAAGGACTGGAATGAAGCAGGTGGTATAGGTATTCTATATCAAGCTAATAAAGATAGTCTACAATATGTTAGTAATGCATTAGAAGATGCGGTAAGGAGGGCTAAATAGTCTTATGCCAACGTATACTCTGTATGATCAAACGGCTGATGAATACTGGGACGATGTAATGTCGTATGATGACTTACAGACCCTCCTTGCTGACAACCCCCACATAAAGCATATCTTAAAAGCACCTGCATTTATCTCGAATGCGGGCAATTTACGTGTGGACAATGGATTTAAAGAAATGCAATCTAGGATAGCGCAAGCGCATCCAAATTCAGCACTAGCAGACAGAGTTGGCGGCAGGTCTACAAAAGAAATTAAGACCAAGCAGGCATACGAAAGGTATAAAAAACGTTCAACTCAAACATAGAAGGTGCGCATGAGCAAACTCTCCCGACGTCAGAGAAGACAATTAGTACAGCAAGGTATTCTAGATGAACAAAGGAGACTAACAGACAAGTTTAATTTACCTAAAGTCGAACCACTAACAAAAACACAATGGCGTGTATTTAAAGACTTTAGGCAAGATAACCATTTAGTATTATATGGTTATGCAGGTACAGGTAAAACTTATATGTCATTGTACCTAGCGCTAGCAGATGTATTAGATGGAATGTATGACAGAGTAGTCATTATACGCTCTGCAGTATCATCACGAGATATGGGTTTCTTACCTGGTAATCAACGAGAGAAAATGAGAGCCTATGAAGAACCATATAGACAAATAGCTAATAAGTTATTTAATCGTGGAGATGCTTATGAAATTTTAAAGACGAAGAATATTATAGAGTTTATGTCATCGTCTTTTGTGAGAGGTATTACCTTAGATAATGCCATCGTTATTATTGATGAGTTCCAGAATATGAACGGTCATGAATTACACTCATTAATAACACGCTTAGGAGATAATTCACGTCTCATTCTAAGTGGAGATATTAGGCAGTCTGACTTGCAAGGAGAGCAATCAGGATTTAAAGAAACAATGAACATCTTTAAACGCATGCCAAAAGTAAGTTTGATTAATTTTACCATAGATGATATAGTAAGATCAGGCTTCGTTAAAGATTATATTATTGCAAGAGAAGCATTGAAAGATGAAAGAATTCCAGCACATTCCGCTGATAGTGGAATTAGAACAGCTGAATCGCATTACTACAGAGACGGGTCGAGTATACGAGACACCGACGGGCGAAAGTTATCCATCAGTCACGACGGTATTATCGCATCTTAACGCCAAATCTATAGCACAATGGCGTAGAAGAGTAGGAAACGACGAAGCAAATAAAGTTTCTGCTCAAGCCTCTCGTAGAGGTACCAAAGTGCATAAGATGTGCGAAGATTATTTAAATAACGAATGGCATGAAGATAAGATCGTGCCATTCGATACCTACCTTTTTAAACAAATCAAAGACATTTTAGATCAGCATGTAGATAATATCTACGGCTTAGAAGTACCTCTGTTCTCACATTACCTACGGTGTGCAGGTACAGTAGACTGTGTCGCTGAGTTCATGGGTACTAAATCCATTATTGATTTTAAGACATCACGTAAGCAGAAGCAAGAGAGTTGGATTACCAATTACTTTATGCAGGAGTCCGCTTATGCTGTTATGTTTGAAGAGCGTACAAAAATACCTATTGTACAGTTAGTCACTATCATAGCAACAGAAGAGCAAGAGCCTCAAATCTTTATACAGCATCGAGATGATTGGATTGATAGATTTATGGTTGCACGTAATCAATACGATGCAATGAAAATGCAAGCAGTTAACGAGAGGTAATATGTTAGATATAAATAAACGTTTAGCTGATTATGCTGTCTTGAATGAGAGGCATAAACTTTACGATGAAAAGATTAATAAACTAGAACGTGCATATCAACGGACGCCGCACTGGAACTTACAGCGGCAAATAAGCGATCTTAAGAAAGAGAAGCTTATCATTAAAACCATCCTAGAACGTAATCCAGTACAACAGGAGCAAGTATGAGGATAACTCATGAAATATTTACTCGCAATATTAGCTGTGCTGTGGATAGGGGCAGCTAGTGCAGAAGAAGGGGTTAATCAGGCAGAACCCCTACGGTCGTTAAAGCCTGTTGAATGCTATCCCGCGCCAGTCTTAAAAACTAGTTTAGAGTCTCAATATAAAGAGATTAATGTTTTTACAGGCGGAGGAGTAGCAAGAGGTGAGGAGAGCTTAATTAACGTAATGGTAATGCTCTATGTTAATAAAGAGACAAATACCTTTACAGTAGTTGAGTTGCAAGAATTTGGATATGCATGTATTATCGGTGCAGGTAGCATTTTACAGCTAGGTGACATGCAAGGTATTAAGATAAAGTATTAATGATTGCATATGTTGATATAGACGGAACGATTTGTTCTATAGTTGAATATGGTGATGGTACTCGTAATTATAAGAAAGCAAGGCCATTACAAGAGCGCATTGATCGATTAAACGATTTGTACAAGAGTGGATGGGAAATCCATTATTGGACAGCAAGAGGCGCACAATCCGGTCTAGATTGGACTGAAGAAACTGAGAGACAACTTCAAAACTGGGGCTGTCTCTACACATCGCTAAATATGAAGAAACCACATTACGATATCTGGATAGATGATAAAGCTATGCAAGCAGACCTCTTCTTTGCAGATTTTAATAGAGATGGTGGGGAATATTAGCGTGAATGGCGATACAATTTAGCGAAGATGACAGACAAAAAGGTAAAGCTGCTGTCTACAAAGTTATAGTAGATAACAAAATTGTTATGTATACTTCGAATAAAATAATAGCCTTAAGATATTATAAAGCATTAAACAATGAACTCTATCAAAGAAAAAATAAAAACAAGAATGGATCAACTGCAGATGTTGATGGAAGCGAACATCCATCTAACATCACCTGAAAAGGTCGAAGAGCACATTAAAACTGTATCCAAATTCTGGTCAGCATTATCAGAGGAAGATAGAGATTATATTGATGGTGCACGATATGCAATAGAAGAAAGGCTAGAATGGAATGTTTGAATATAGATGCAAAGTAATTAGAGTTATAGACGGTGATACTGTCGATGTAGATATAGATCTTGGTTTTGGTGTCTGGTTAAAAAAAGAGCGTGTGAGGTTATATGGTATCGATACACCTGAATCACGCACTAGAGATAAAGAAGAAAAGATCTACGGTAAAGCAGCTAAAGCCTACCTAACAAAATTCTTAGAAGATGAGTGGATTATTCTCAAAACAAAAGAATATGATGCAAAAGGTAAGTTTGGCCGTATTCTAGGTGAATTATGGCGTACATCATCGTTTGCAGATAAGTCAGCTCAAGAGTATATGATAGAAAAGCATTATGGAGTTGCTTATTTCGGTCAATCAAAAGATGACATTAAAGAGCAGCACTTAGCTAATAGAGAGCTGGTTGATTTAAGTTTACTACGGTTACTAGATGAAAAGAAATAAGACGACAGCATTTGACTACATTAAGATAAGATCTGAGCAACTCAGAGAAGATCGCGATAAAACTACTGATCCAATGGATAAGCAATGGTATAATAGAGTGATTGAAGAACTCAATTGGGTTTCTATGTATATCGCTGAGCCAGAAGCAAAACTACCTGAAACTAAAAAAACCTACTATACAGAGCGCGAATGGGCTAGAACAGTAGGATTCGGTAAAGTCCCAGAAAAATATAAGAAACCTGAAAATAACAGTTGACTTTACAAGAGAAGTAGTCTATTATATCATAATGAAGGATATGGAGATATTATATTATGAAACCAGTGATCTCGGTAATTGCTGCAGCAGTGCTATTGACAGCCTGCTCTGGTAACCCATTTAAAAAAGACTTCGTAGAGATTGAAAAGGTCGATACGAAAGCCGATACAGTGCCAGTCTGGTACTTAGATGTAGAGAAAGACTCTGATCAGTATATTCATGCTGTAGGAACAGGTCTCTCTGACGATCTACAATTCTCACTTGATAAAGCCTTACATGAAGCTAAACTGACGCTTGCTGATAAGCTGTCAGCGAATGCTACCATGGATTTTAAAAGGTTCGTGGGAGACAATCAAAAAGGAGGTCTAGGCATCTCTAGTCAAAAGACTCAAAAGGTATCTAAGACCTCCTTTAAGAACGTAGATGTATCAAAAT